CTGTTCCCAAGCCTGCAGCCAAAGCTGCAGCACCTGCTTCCGCTGCGCGTGTAGATTCCACTCCGACCGGACAAATCCCAGGTGCTGGCTCCTACACTGCTCCGCCTTCTGATGGCAGCCGGAGCATGAGCGACACAGAGCGCAACATTCTGAACACGCTTGTTGGCGTTTCTGGCTTGTCAGGTTTGCGTATGGCTGCTCGTGGCGCACAAGCCGCCAAGCCAACTGGCCGCGCACTGGCAACCACCGAAACTCCGGTGACGTTCCTTGGCGCTTCTGGCCGTCGCAATGTCACGCCCGCCGAGCGTGTTGGTGTAAACAAGATGGACAGGCTTGAAGGCCCGAAGTCTGGTACGCCGGTCAAGGGTGGCGATAGCCCGAAGCAGTTGCCACCGGCAAAAGCAGAAGCCAATGTGACTCGCCGCAGGATTGGCTCTGAAGAGACTCCTCCGGCTGTTGCCAAAGGCCGTGCTGAAGCTATGGAGGCCAACAAGCCTGTTCTGCAAGCTATGCCCAAGAAGAAGTCTCCTCGTTCTCGCACGCGGGACGAGGATACGGACTACGAACTCCGCGCTCGTGGTGGCCGGGTTGGCTACGCCAAGGGCGGTCAAGTACGTGGTGGCGGCTGTGAAATGCGTGGCAAGACTAAAGGCAGGTTTGTATGAGAGCCAGTCGCGGTATGGGCGCAATCCAAAAGGGTGTCACCAAGAAGCGCCGTGACAACACGGACTTTCTCCAGGATGGAAAGCGTCATGCCCGCCGCGACAACACTGACTTCACCGAGTATGCAGACGGTGGAGAAGTCGGTCTCTACGCCAACATCAATGCAAAGCGTAAACGCATTGCCGCTGGATCAGGTGAGAAGATGCGCAAGCCGGGTTCTCCCGGCGCTCCTACTGCCAAAGCCTTCAAGCGTTCCGCGCTGACAGCAAAGTAAATCATGACCGAATTTGAAACATCAGAACTGTGGTTGCCTGTCGTAGGGTACGAAAACCACTACGAAGTTTCAAACTTTGGCAGAGTGCGGTCCGTCCCCAGGGTGGTTGAAGGCCGATGGGGGCCAACAAAACGCCTCGGTTGCATGCTTGCTTTAAAGCCTGCGAATGGAAAGTATCTCAAAGCCGCGTTATGCAAAGATGGTGTTCTAACGCAGCATCAAGTCCATAGGCTTGTTTTGTTGGCTTTTGTTGGTGAACCACCAAGTGGTTTTGAGTGCGATCACATTGATTCTGATATTAGAAACAATAGTTTAAACAATCTTAGGTGGTTAAGCCGAGCAGACAATTTACGTAGAAGGTTGTCAGTAAAACTTACTGAAGAGACCGTAGCTGCTATACGTGCCAAATCAGAGGGCGGAGTTGAAACTGCAAAACTAGCGGTTGAGTTTGGTATTAGCAAAAGACACGTTAGGCAAGTGGTAACGGCTAAGCGCTGGAAGGATACAGTATGACTACTTCCGGAACTACGGTTTTTAATCCAGATCTTAATGAGATTCTGGAGGAAAGTTTTGAACGCTGCGGAGCGGAGGCCAGGACAGGATATGACCTACGTACCGCTAGGAGGTCGTTAAACATTCTCCTTGCATCGTGGGCAAATTTAGGCATAAATCTTTGGACCGTAGACTCTGGAACAATTAATCTTGTACAGGGTACAAATACGTATAACTTGCCAGATGACACGGTGGATCTTCTGGAGCATGTCATTCGAACCGGCGCAGGCAATGTTTCCACGCAAGTTGATTTGACCATTACGCGCATCTCGGTCTCTACGTACTCCAGTATCCCCAACAAATTGCAACAAGCGCGGCCTATCCAAGTGTGGGTTAACCGGCAGGCACCGACGCCTCAAGTTGTTATCTGGCCCACGCCGGATGGGTCACAGCAATATCAGTTTGTCTATTGGAGGCTTCGTAGACTTCAAGATGCTGGCGCAGGCGGGACGTACACTCAAGACATCCCGTTTCGTTTTATACCGCCACTTATCTCTGGCCTTGCGTACTATCTTTCCATGAAAATCCCCGGTGCAATGGAAAGAATGCAAGTACTAAAAGCGCAGTACGATCAAGATCTGGAATTGGCTATGGGCGAGGACCGTGAGAAGGCAGCGGTACGGTTCGTACCAAGGCAAATGTTCATCTCATGAGCAATCGTTTTGCTAACGGCGCAAAAGCATTTGGTTTCTGTGACCTGTGCGGGTTCCGTTTCGACCTGAAAAAGCTCAAGAACCTGACGGTCAAAACCAAGCAAACCGCGATCAAAGCCTGCCCTCAATGTTGGACCCCAGATCAGCCGCAGTTGCAGCTTGGGATGTATCCGGTTAGTGACCCACAGGCCATCCGCGATCCACGCCCAGATACGAATACTTGGTACGCCTCGGGCCAAACAGCCATCGGCACCATTGGTGAGGGCAGTCGCGTGATCCAGTGGGGTTGGGCCCCGGTTGGTGGAGCTAGTGGTTTTGATGCGCCCCTGACGCCGAACAGCTTGGTCGGCGTGGGATATGTTGGTACAGTCGCCGTTGTAACGGCATAGGAGCCATGATGAAGAAAGATGCAATGGCCGCTCTCCGAGCGCACGCCAAAAAGCCAGCCAGCGAGGCTCACGGCAAGATGCCGAGCTTCAAGAAAGGCGGTCCCACCACGGACGACCGTATGAAGTACGGGAAGAACCTTTCCCGCGCCATGAACCAAAAGACGGGTTGACATCATGGGCAAAATCAAGCAACTGCCGCCTGCCAAGCAGGCGTACCCGCAGGAAGCCGAGAACCCTCGGGACATCTGCATGGTGGTGGGTAACTTCTCCAAGGAAGCGGCTCCGCCTGCCAAGACTTCTGGCATCAAGCAGCGTGGGTCCGGTGCTGCTACGCGGGGCTTCATGTCTCGCGGGCCGATGGCGTAACGTACAAAAAAGTACGCTATGAACTACACCGAGTTGCAGACGGCTGTTCAGGACTACGTTGAGAACACGTTCTCTTCGACTGACTTTGCCACGATGACTCAGCTTGCTGAGCAAAGAATCTACAACTCTGTTCAGCTTCCGGCGCTTCGCAAGAACGTCAGTGGCACGTTGACTTCTGGCAATCAGTACCTGTCCGCGCCGACAGACTTCTTGTCTGTCTTCAGCCTTGCAGTCATTGATGCTTCAGGAAACTACGAATACCTGCTGAACAAGGATGTGAACTTCATCCGCTCGGCGTTCCCCAACCCGAATACGACGGGCACTCCGAAGTACTACGCGCTGTTTGGCCCCGACTCGTCAAATTTGACGGAGTTGACGTTTATCCTCGGCCCAACGCCCAGTGCAAGTCTGTCAACAGAACTGCACTACTTCTACTATCCGGTCAGTATTGTCACTGCCGGTACGTCTTGGTTGGGCGACAACTTTGAGTCCGTGCTGGTCAATGCGGTGTTGGTTGAAGCTGCTCGGTTTATGAAGCAAGAGCCTGACATCGTGGCTGAGACGGACAAGCAATACGTGCAGTCCTTGACGCTGCTGAAGAACCTGGGTGACGGCAAGAACCGTCAAGATGCCTACCGCAGTGGGCAGATAAGGACACAGGTGATCTGATATGGCTATCGTTCAGACGATGACCACTAGCTTCAAGGCGGAGCTATTTACAGGTACGCAGGTGTTTGGGACTGATACGTTCAAAATTGCCCTGTATACCTCCGCTGCCGATCTTGGTGCTGATACGACGGTCTACTCTTCGACCAACGAAGTGCCTGCAAGTGGGACGTATGCTGCTGGTGGGGGTATGTTGACTGGCGTTGTTGTTTCCAGTTCTGGTACTACCGCTTGGGTGACGTTTGACAACATCTCGTTTACATCTGCATCCATTACTGCCCGAGGAGCGTTAATTTATAACGCCAGCAAAGGCGATAAGTCTGTTGCAGTTCTGGATTTTGGGTCAGACAAAACGTCTTCTTCTGGGACGTTTACCGTTCAGTTCCCGGCTCCAGGCGCTACGACAGCAATCATTCGGATTGCATAAATGTCCGCGCTGTATCACGCGTATACCCAAACAGTTGCTGATGGGACTGCGACATCTGTCGTGCGCCCCTCGGATTGGAACTCTGCGCACGTTCAAAGCCAGATTCTTTCTGGTAATACTGCTGGGGCATCAGCGTTCACGGGCACAAATTTTGTCCTGCAAGGTGGTAACAACGTCACCCTGAGCGCGGCTACTGCCGCTGGTGCCGCGACGATCATCATCAGCGGTGCCAACACGGTCGCACAGACGGTGCAGACTCAAGCATCAGGCGCGATAGCCGGGACGGGATTCACCAGCACAACGACAGCGGGTACGGCAGTTACGGCCACGATGGGCACAAACGGCCTGTCAATGGCTGTCCCAGCGTTCATCACCACATACGTCAACGATCAAACGTCTGGGCGTGCTGGGACAGGGTTTACGTCTACGACGACGGCGGGTACGGCAGTTGTAGCCACGCAAGGCACCAACGGCCTTTCTATGGCCGTGCCAGCATACATCACCACGTTTGCCGCCCAGACAACGCAAACCCAAGCCTCCGGGGCTATTGCAGGCACAGGATTTACAAGCACCACGACGGCTGGTACTGCGATTGTTGCCACGCAAGGTACGAACGGCCTTTCGATGGCGGTGCCCCAATACATCACAACCTACGTTAATGACTTGACGTCTGGTCGGGCGGGCACAGGTACAACGCTGGCCCTCACAAACATCACCGGCACGCTGAACGTCGGTACAAACGGCGTAGCTCTGTCCTTGAGCGGCAACGCTGCTGGTGGGGGTGGTGGCGCGGCGCTGCAAGGTTCTGGTACGTACACCCAGAACACCGGTACGGTTCAATTTGCCAACGGCAATGGCGTCACGTTCGGGCTCAGTACCAACCAGATGACGGCGTCCGTAAAAACGGACTACGCAGGCACGGGATACACCAGCACAACGCAGGCTGGCAGCACGGTTGGCATCACCAACAACACGGCGGGCATCTCCGCTGCATGGCCTGCATTCATCACGACGGCCACTCAGTCCACGCAGACTCAAGCCTCTGGTGCTATCGCTGGGACTGGGTTTACATCGACCACGACAGCAGGTACAGCAATCACTGCTGCTTTGGGGACTAACGGCCTCACGATGGCCGTGCCGCAGTTCATCACGACCTACGTTAATGACCTAACCTCTGGCAGGGCAGGTACAGGCTTCACCTCGACCACGACGGCTGGCACCGCCATAACCGCTGCACTTGGGACTAACGGGCTGTCAATCGCAGTACCGCAGTACATCACCACGTATGCAGCGCAGACCACTCAGACTCAGCCTGCTGGCAATATTGCCGGTACGGGCACCACTCTAGCCCTCACCAACGTAAACGCCACGCTAAACGCAAACACCAACGGTGTAGCGCTGTCACTGAGCGTATCGCACAACGATTTAGATGGCTGGACCTTGCTTGGCAACACGGCTGGCACCACCTCTACGCTACTGGCCACAGAAGGCCCGTTGTACTTGCAGGGCGGTAACAACATCACCCTGAGCGGGAACTCCAACACCATCGTTATTTCTGCTGGCGCAGGTGGCGGTACGACCAATCAGACAGGGCCGAACATTGCCGCAGGCAATTCCACCATCACCTCTGGTACGGTAGTCTTCAGCAACGCCAACGGCGTGAGTTTTGGCCTTGATGGCAGCACACTGACCGCCTCAATCATCCCGAATGCCACCTACGATGGTTGGGCTCCTTATGCTGACTTGATGATGGTTGCAGGTCAGCAGGGGCAGGGCACGCTGTACTTTGAACCGGAGCATTCTCCGTACTATTTCCAAGATCGGGTTGGTGTTCCAATTGTTTACACAAACGCCAGCAACGCTACTGGCTCAGTAACGATCAGCTATTGGATGGGTTTTTATACCCAAAATGGAAGCACGCTGTCTTTGAGTGCCAGCACTTCTTTTAGTACGGGCCTTACATTCTCTGGTACGGTAGCAAGCTATTCCTTGTTCTCCGGCATGCGACTGTTGACGTTCCCTTGGAGCAGGACGGTCCCTGAAGGAGAGATTTATATCGGACACTTGTCGCGCACGACCACTGCTGGGGCTAATGCTTCTGTTTCTCAGATGCTTGTGTCAAACGTGGCAAGCAACTTTGTGGGTTTCTTTGGTCAGTCCCACAACACAACAATTCAGTGGACCCAGGGTCAAGGTGTGTACACAGTAACAACTAGCGGTTTGCCAAACTCTGTGGCGTTTAGTCAGATTCGAGGGTCAGATTCCAACAACTTCCGTGCCCCTGCGGTGATGTTCATCAACAGCACCGTTTAATCATGGACATCAACGACTTTGACGGTTGCCAAAGGATTGAAGTGGACAGCGTTGTTTACATTGTTCTAGCCATTCCCGTGCCAAACATCGCACTATGCGTGCGAGAGTCTGATGTGACAGGTGGTGCGCCGTATGTATCCACTGTAGTTGTTGGGATGCCTTGATGCAGCCACAGATCATCTCCTCCTATGACGGCGGTGCTCACAACGCTGATCTGGAAAAGACAGTATCTCGCCTGACGGCTGAGAAGTCCTACAAAGACCTGTCTTGCATCCAGATCGTGCCGTGCTTTGGGCAGATCCCCACGCGGGCAGTGGCTTCGTGGATGAATATGTACTCGCCCCCCAACGCCAAGTTCACCCGTCTGTGGGCTGTGGGCATGGAGGTTGGTAAGGCGTTCTCGTCTGCCATTGAGAGCATCCTGGCTCATCCAGATTTGAGCAAGTGGAAGTACATCATCACGCTTGAGCACGACAACATCCCGCCTCCTGATGGGGTTGTGAAGCTCCTGATGCAGATGGAGAACCACCCAGAGTATGCGTGTATTGGTGGTCTTTATTTCACGCAAGGCCCAGGTGGATGTGCACAAATATGGGGTGATCCTAAAGACCCCGTGACTAACTTCCGTCCTCAGCGTCCTGACCCCGCCGGTGGATTGGTTGAATGCTGTGGCACTGGGATGGGTTTTAACGTCTGGCGTCTGGATATGTTTAAGGATGAGCGTCTGCGTAAACCTTGGTTTGTGACGCAGACAGATAACGGCGTTGCTACGCAAGATCTCTACTTCTGGTCCGACGCTAGAAAGTACGGTTATCGTTGCGCTATCGACTGCGGAGTGAAGGTGGGGCACTATGACCTCGAAGGTAAGCGCGGCGGAATTCCTGACTACGTGTGGTGATCAATGAAACTTGACCTTGGTTGTGGTGGCAAGAAGCGTGAAGGCTTCATCGGTGTTGATCAATACCAGATGGAAGGTGTTGATGTCGTCTTAAACATCGGCGTTGATCCTTGGCCTTGGGAAGACGGCACGGTAGAGGAGATCCACGCCAGCCATTTCCTTGAGCATCTGACTGCGCCGCAGCGAGTTCACTTCATGAACGAGGCGTTCCGGGTCATGAAGGAGGGGGCGAAAGCCACCGTGATTACTCCTCACTGGGCCTCAAACCGTGCCTATGGAGACTTTACGCATCAGTGGCCCCCGGTTTCGGAGATGTTTTACTACTACCTGAAGCAGGCATGGCGTGACGCAAATGCGCCGCACACTGACAAAAAGTGGAACCCAGCCGGGTACGCTTGCAATTTTGACGCCACTTGGGGATACTCGTTCTCACCGGAACTGGGCGCTCGGCACCCTGACCATGTCCAGTTTGCCCTGCAAAACTACAAGGAAGCCGCGCTCGACACGCACGCGACCTTGATCAAACCTGTCACAGTGGTGGACTAAGTGACTACGGCCTTCCAGTCAGACGCCTTCCAAGCAAGTGCGTTCCAGATTGTTGGAGGCACAAATGTCACCGTTCTTGTTACCGGAGTTTTTGGCACCGGTCTGATTGGCAATGTCACGATTGAAACGGTCAACGGCTGGCTGCTGATCAACACGGAGCAGACGCCCGCGTGGCAGCTTTTGACAGATGCGCAATCTCCTGGCTGGACCGCAGCGGGGATAACTCAAACGCCGGGATGGGCGGTAGTGCCCGACACACAAGCCCCTGCATGGGCGCAGACCTCTAACCCCCAGTCTCCGAACTGGCACTAAATCATGGCTTCATACACCACAAGTCTTCGGCTGGTCCAACCTTCGGCTGGCGATACTAACTGGGGCGTTACCGTCAACACGGGTTTGACGGCGTTGGTGGATTCTTCTGTCGCGGGTACTGCCAGTATCACGATGACAGCGGCGAACTACACGCTGTCCAACAACAACGGCGCTGCAGACGAAGCACGGGCCATGTTCCTCGTACTCGGGGGAGTTCCAGGCGGCTCGTACAACGTCATCTGCCCAGCGGTCAGCAAGCTGTACTTCGTGACCAACAACACGGGTCACGCCCAGACGGTCAAGACTTCTGCTGGTTCAGGGGTCTCGGTGCCCAGCGGTGCCCGGATGACTTTGCGCTGCGACGGTACAGATGTTGTAGTGGCGCAAAACTACTTTGCATCCATGACGTTGGGCTCGCCGCTGGTGGCCACCTCTGGTGGTACAGGGCAGTCTTCGTATGCGGTTGGTGACTTGCTGTTTGCGTCAACCACCACTGCGCTCTCCAAGTTGGCTGGGGTTGCCACGGGTAATGCGCTGATCTCTGGTGGTGTGGGCGTGGCTCCGTCCTACGGCAAGATTGGATTGACAACCCATGTATCTGGCACGCTGCCGGTGGCTAACGGCGGCACAGGGATTACTTCTTTTGGTACGGGCGTAGCAACGGCGCTTGGAATAAACGTAGGTTCCGCAGGTGCTTTTCTTGTAAACGGCGGTGCACTAGGAACCCCGGCTTCTGGAGTGGCAACCAATTTAACGGGACTACCACTTACAACAGGAGTTACAGGCACGCTGCCCTTGGGCAACGGCGGTACGGGGCAAACAACCGCGCAAGCAGCCATCAATGCTCTTGCGGGCGCAACAACAAGTGGGCAGTACCTTAGGGGTAACGGGACCAATGTTGTTATGTCGGCTATCCAAGCAGCCGATGTGCCTACGCTGAATCAAAACACGACAGGTACAGCAGCAAACGTAACCGGCACCGTAGCTGTAGGAAATGGTGGTACAGGTGCAACGACTCTTACTGCCAACAACGTCTTGCTCGGTAATGGTACATCCGCTGTTCAAACAGTAGCGCCGGGAACTAATGGCAACGTACTTACAAGCAACGGCACAACGTGGTCAAGCTCAGCGCTGCCCGCAAATGTTTCTTCCATAAGTTTTGGTTCTACTGGTTTAACACCAAGTACTGCAACAAACGGGGCGGTAACTGTTGCTGGCACGTTAGGTACGGCTAACGGGGGTACAGGACTTTCTAGCTTTACAGCGAATCAAATCTTTTATGCTACGGCTACCAATACTATTGGGCAGTCTGCAAATTTGCTGTATTCCGGCGGTGACTTGACCGTATATGGAGTTACTGTTGGGCGTGGAAATAGCGCTGTAGTCACGAACACCGCTCTGGGGGCAAGTGCGCTAGCTACGAATTCTTCCGGGGCAAATAACACCGCCGTTGGCAGAGTCGCACTTCTTACAAACTCCACAGGAAGTCAAAATACTGCGGTAGGTCATGGGGCGCTCACCAGTAACTCCATAGGTTCAAGCAATACCGCCATCGGATTCTCAGCGCTGGCCGCAAATCTTGCTGACGGCAATACGGCAGTGGGGCTCCAATCGCTTGCTACTAATACCTCTGGCGGCAATAACGTAGCTGTAGGTGTAAATGCGCTAAACGCCAACGTAGCCGGTAGCGCTAATACGGCAGTTGGTAGCAACGCACTTTTATCTGCTTCTACAAGTGGAAACACCGCCATAGGGTATTACGCCGGAATATTTATTACAGGTCAAAACAACACTGCTGTTGGCGTTCAAGCACTTAATGGTACTTCTGGATCTAGTACAGGCCAAGGCAACGTGGCAGTTGGGAGAGAAGCACTAGAAGCTGTAACCTCCGGCGATTATAATGTCGGCATTGGTTTGCAATGTGCACAAACTCTAACATCTGGGGATCAAAACGTCTATATAGGTTATTTAGTATCTCCAAGTTCAGTTACGGTTTCAGACGAAATTGCAATTGGTTCTGGACTTACTGGTAAAGGGACTGCTACCGCTTTTATTGGAGGAAGCAGTGGAGCGTATAACGCTAAAAACGTAACCACTTGGGAAACCACCTCCGATGCCCGCATCAAGAAAAATATAGTTGATACCGATCTCGGTCTACAAGTAGTCAACGCAATCCGGGTAAGGAATTTTGAGTACCGTAAAGCTGACGAAATAACAGACCTGCCAGCTTCTGCGGTTGTAGATAAGTCCGGCCTCCAGCTAGGCGTCATCGCTCAAGAACTTCAAACCGTTCTTCCGGAGTGCGTGACAGAAAACACTACGGGCGTTCTGTCAGTTAATACAGATCCGCTCGTGTGGTACTTGATAAACGCAGTGAAAGAACTGAGCGCAAAAGTTGCACAGCTTGAGACCCAAATCAATAAGTGAGGGGCTATGACCCAAGCAGATGAAATCAGGCTGCTCAAAGCCCAAGCGCAAGCCGAACTAAACAGGCTTGAAGCTCAGAGCACGGCCAAGGAAGTCGCTGGCAAAGCCATCGGTAAGCAAGGGCTCTTCTACATCACGTTCATCGTGGTGATCGGTGTTTTGGCTTCCTTGGCGCTTGACTCGGACAAGATTGCTGCGGTGATGGGGCTGCTGGGCGCTGCACTGACGGCGCTTATCTCGATGCTCAACGGCATCGCCGGAGCCAACCCCAAGCAAGAAAAGCCCGAGTTTGAGGTCATCAAGTCCCTGATTGAGAAGCTCGACAGGCTCGACCGGCCTGAGCAAGCGATGCGGGTTGACGTAGCCGACGGCAAGGTTACAGTCACCAAGGGTGATGACACGGTCACCACAAGGAGTTAAACATGCTGTCCCTTCTCTCAACGCTCGGTGGTCTTTTGATCAGCGGGCTTCCCAAACTGCTGGATTTCTTTCAGAATCGGGCTGACCAGAAGCACGAGCTTGAACTAGCCCGCGTGCAAACTGAGCGTGAACTGCAACTAGCGGCCCAAGGCTTTGCCGCCCAGGCTCGGATGGAAGAGATCCGCACCGACCAAGTGGCGATGCAGACCGAGGCTCAGATGACCGAGGTGGCGCTCAAGCACGACGAGAAGGTCTTGGAGAAAGCAAGCAAGTGGGTGGCAAACTACGTTGGCACCGTCCGTCCTACGGTCACGTACATCTTCATCCTTGAGCTTGTTGCCATCAACGCCGCCATCGCTTGGTATGCGTTCAACCAGCCTGGGCTGGTGAAGAACGTGGATGATTTGATCCGCATCACCACCGTGATTTTCTCTGATGACGAGATGGCGATGCTCGGGGGCATTATCGGTTTCTGGTTCGGCACTCGTAGCTGGAGCAAGAAGTGAAACTGAGCGCAAAGGGCGCGGACTTGATGCACCGATACGAAGGGTATCGGACGAGGCCGTACCTTTGCCCTGCCCACATCTGGACGATTGGCTACGGTCACGTGCTGTACCAAGAACAGATCAGATTGCCTGTAGCGCGTGTTGGTGATTACCAAGGCATGATCCGCAAGGAGTTTCCGCTACGCCCCGAGGACAATCGCGTCTGGAGCAAGGATGAGATTGAGAAGCTCTTCAGCGAAGATGTTGCATCGTTTGAACGTGGTGCTCTTCGACTGTCTCCTAATCTGGCTGGTCGTCAAGGCGCATTTGACGCTGTGGTCTCTTTTGCGTTCAACGCTGGGCTAGGCAACTACCAGCGCAGTACCATCCGCATGAAGAACAACCGAGGCGAGTTTGAGGCTGCTGCCGATGCGTTCATGATGTGGACCAAGGGTGGCGGCAGAGAACTACCGGGTCTGGTGCGTAGACGCAAAGATGAGCGGGCGCTTTTCCTGGGGTAAACATGCCACTCAAGAAGTTACAACTCAAGCCCGGAGTCAATCGAGAAGGAACCCGCTACTCTACTGAGGGTGGGTGGTATTCTTGTGACAAGATTCGCTTTCGCTCAGGCCAACCTGAAAAGATTGGCGGTTGGCAGCAGATTACCAATGAACAGTTCCTTGGGGTGTGCCGTTCATTGTGGGCGTGGGCAGCGCTTAACGGGGCTAAATATATTGGACTTGGCACCAATCTAAAGTACTACATCGCGTTTGCCGGTGGTGGTGCCTACAACGATGTCACTCCAATCCGTGCAACAACTGCTCCAGGCGATATTTCTTTTTCTGTGACGATAGGCTCAAACATCATGACCGTGACAGATGTGGGTCACGGCTGCATAACAGGAGACTTTGTCACATTTAGTGGAGCCACAGGCTTTGGTGGTAACGTAACCGCTGCGGTCATCGACCAAGAGTATCAAGTCACAGTCATTGATGCGAACACATACACAGTCACCCTTCCTGTGGTGGCAAATGTGGCTGATAGTATTTATTTAGACCTTGACTTTATCACTCCAGACTATGAGATTTGGGAGACTGCAGAAACAGCAGTAGCCGCGTACCAAATCAATATCGGTGACGAAATCCAGACCGTGCTTACTGGCTGGGGTGGTGGTGGCTGGGGGCTTGGCGGCTGGGGCGTTGGGTCTACGAGCACCACTTCTATCCGAATTTGGAATCACGATAACTTTGGTGAGGACCTTATTTTTGGTCCTTTGGATGGGGGGATGTATTATTGGGACCAAACCGCTGGATTGGCAACTCGGGGAGTGGCGCTTAGCTCCTTAGCTGGGGCATCAGATGTTCCGACGGTGCAACACCTTCTGTCAGTATCTGACACTTCTCGGTTTGTGCTGGCATTTGGCTGCAACGACTACGGGTCTAGTGTGCAGGACACCATGTTGATCCGGTGGTCAGACCAAGAAAGTGCGGTGAACTGGACCCCTGCTGCAACCAACCAAGCAGGTAGCGTGCGCTTGTCCCACGGTTCAAGAATCGAAGCTGTTGCTCAGGTTCGCCAAGAGTTCTTGGTTTGGTCTGATACCGCCCTGTACTCACTGCAGTATCTCGGCCCGCCGATTGTCTGGGGTACGCAGCTTCTGTCAGATAACACTTCTATCGTTAGCGATAGAGCCTGGGCTACTGCCGCAGGCGTCACTTACTGGATGGGTAACGGCAAATTTTATCGCTATGACGGTCGGGTTGAAACGCTGGTCTGTGATCTGAGACAGTATGTCTTTAGCGACTTCAACGTAAATCAGGTGCAGCAAGTTTTTGCTTCCACCAACGAGCAGTTTAACGAGATATGGTGGTTCTATTGCTCTGCAAACTCTACGGCGATAGACCGCTATGTAATCTATAACTACATCGAGAAGGCTTGGTACTACGGCAATCTTGGGCGTACTGCGTGGATTGACACGAGTGTTTCTAGTGATGTGCCGATAGCTGCGGACTACAACCGCCGCCTGCTGTATCATGAGACCGGAGTGGACGATAATGCCACGGTCACGACTCTTCCAATTGCCGCGTTTATTACATCGTCAGAGTTTGACATCGATGACGGGCACAACTTTGGGTTTGTCTGGCGGGTTATTCCTGATGTGAACTTCACGGGCTCGACGGCTATCAGCCCGACGATGAACTTGACGCTGCTCCCGCTGCAGAACTCAGGCTCAGGGTATACCCGAGGCATTACGCCGGTTCCGTCTGTGACGTCTGATATGTCGGTAGCTGGAGAAAACTCTTTCCCTGTAGTGCGTAGCACAACGGTGCCAATTGATCAATACACAGGGCAGGTCAACATCCGCGTGCGCGGTAGGCAAATGTCTATCAAGGCAGCATCAGATCAGATTGGTGTGCAGTGGCAGTTGGGATCAC